AATTAGCTAATTTTTCCAAAAAATAATATAAAAAGTACCTATTTTAAACAGTAATTATCATTTTTACTGATTATTTATGCATTATTTTAGATTATTTTAGATTATTTCAGATTATTTTGGAAAAGGAAAGGAAAAGGAAAGATAATAAATGAAAAGGTTGGTAAATAAAAATAAAAAGATATAAAAGATTATGAAATCAAGGTTTCCTTTTCCTTTCCTTTTCCAAAAAGTATTTAAAGCAAAATATAATTATATTATTTGACACCAGTTCGCCTGGTGGATTTAAATCTATGAAATATTCTATCACGTTCTAAGAACAAGTCATTTTTATGTCTGTAGTAATGATACTGCAATCCACCTGTCATTAAGAACAAAAATCCTGTACTAATGTATTCTTTTAGAAAAGAACTCATTACTGCAATTACCAGAGTAAATATAATGCAAGTTTTTCATTTAATGTATTTTCCTTATGCCGTATATGGTACAACCGTTTTCGTTCGTCAGCGTATTCTTTACCTTTTTCTTTAAGGTAAGTCGGGTAATCTTTATAGCCTATTGCACCAATTGATGCAATCTTTTTATTATCTTCATATACATCTATTTTTTTACCTTTCAAAGTAGAAGGTTTTACTGTTACACCTAATTCTTTCGCTCTATCAAATGTGTATTGTGTTATGTTATACATTCTGTATTAACATCCGAATAATTTAATACACATTTTACTGCAATTTTTACCAGTCTGTATCAGTTCCGGATTGGATGCAACGAGGACAAATGCATCTATTGCTTCTCCAATAAATAGGTGGTTCTCTGCGTAGAAATCAGGCATCAAACTGTTCAGCTCTTCTTTCACCCATTTTTTCTTATCTGCTCCTGGTTTATTCAGCTTCTCCACGTCAGCCATCAATTTAATAACAAGATTAAGTGCGATAGATATATCCATTTCTTAATAGCGTTTAGATTTTTTTAAAGTTCCTTTATATTCAGGCATCACAAACGGCTCTTCGTGTAAGGCACTGCCTTCGCTCGTGACTTGTCCCAATCCTTGCATAAGTAAGCGGGAGTATGGCGGAACGTGTGTGGCTTTCTGCTCGGGTTCAGCTGTAAAATTAGTATCCATTTCTAAATTAACACGATTTGGCTCGGAGGGAGGTTGAACGATTGGAGGTTCAATCACAGAAGTCATAGGCTCAGCATAAGTTGGTTCAACGGTTGTTTCCTCAAACGTGTTTAATGGTATAAGGTTAGACCCAATCGGGTCAGCACCTCCAAAGATTCCCTTTTTAAAAAAGAATCCACTGTCCCCGTCCTGTGCAAATCTGCTTAAAAAATTGCTTTCGCCGTATCTTGTGTATCCTGCTCCAATGATAGGATGAAAACCATTCCAAGGAGGCTGACTCCAACTTCCTCCTAATTTGCTCAGGTAACCCTGTTGGGCTTCTTGCCGTTGATTGAAATAATAACGGTTTAAATCTCTTGGGTCGTTTGACTGTGTTCTTTCCATTTTCTAACCATACTAAATATTATTTTTTACTTTCTTTCCAGTCAATAAACATTTGTTCTAAAGTGTGCTTTGCTTTCAAATCGTGCTTGTGAGCCATCACATACTTGTAGAACTGTTGAGTTTTTGACTTACCATCTCCTTCATAATTCCACCATTGCTCTTCTACTGGTATGTTTTTCAGTTTATCCTTATTACCTTTCTTTTCCTCTATAAGGTCCCTAAGATTTCTCAAAAATGTAATAGCATCATCCTGACCTTTTTTTGTTTTTGTTTTAATTGTGAAATGTCCTTCTAAACCATTCACATCATCATTAAAGTTATCATTCATTGCTTCATTGAAATCATCCTCAGTGTATGTGTCACCTTCATCTCCTTCATCTCCTTCATCTCCATCTTTTCTATCTCCAACTTCAAAATCTGGTCTGTATGTGTCAAATAACATTTCGCTATTCTCATTCCAGTACTCTTGAACAGCCCTATCGTCACCATACTGGACAAATGTGCGTAAGTTAAAAGTAGGCTTTTTATCTTTAAAAAGTGCGTCGTATGCTCCCAATAATATTTCAGTTAAATCAAGTATATATGAATTAGCATCATCTGTTGAAAATCCATAATATTCTTCCTTAACAGACTTTTGAGTCCTTAATTTTTCTATTGCATCCTTAAACATATCTGTAGGCATCTCTCCAACATCAGGATATTCTCCACTGGATATATTCTTTGCTCTCCATTTTATTCTAACCGCATTTTTTTCTTCATCAAATCTATTTTGTTTTTCTTCTTTTTCTTCTTCGGTCATATCATCTTTCATTTTGTTTTTAATACTTTTCCTGAAATCATCATATTTTATTCTATCTGGTTGATACATTTGTTTTATTTCATCTTTTGTTTTGAACATTCCTAATTTTTTCAATTCTGTATCTACTTGTGCTCTTAGTTTTGCTTTTAGTTTGTCTGTTTCTTCTGTATAAAATGCATCTTTGTGAGGATTTCCTGCGAATGGTAGTATCAAGCGTTTTACCAAAACTTCTGGGAATCCAGCTACTATTTTTTTTAGTTTTTCTTTTTTTGTCATTTCCTTTACAGGTTCAGGTGCAGGTTCAGGTGCAGGTTCAGGTGCAGGTTCAGGTGCAATACTCGGTCTTCTTCTAATAGGTTCAGGTGCAACACTCGGTCTTCTTCTAATAGGTTCAGGTGCAACACTCGGTCTTCTTCTAACAGGTGCAGGTTCAGATGTAGGTTCAACAGGCTGGAATGCTACCCTGTTAGGAGCTGGTGATTCTGTAATAGGAGCTCTACCTTCATTTCTTAGAGGTAATACACCACCTTTCTTATTTGCTCGTAAATCCTCATCGTGTTTAGGGTTTCCATCTAAGAAAGAATAAACTCTCGCCATAGCCCACTGCTCTTTAGAAAGTTTCTTAGAATAAGGTGCATCAACATTCTTCATATATGACCCTTTCAGGCGGACACTACTCCTTTGACTATAAGCCCCAATCCCTCTGTTATATACTTCTTGCAGGGTTTTCTTTGGAACACCACTAATCTTTGCAAGTTCTGTAAGGCTATATCCTTTATCTTCCAGTTTGTATTGTTTCATAATATTTTTACGGTGAGTCCCACTTCCTTCATAAGGTGGAGGTTCATCATCAGGTGACACATAAGGCGGTGAAGGGTCTTTTTTCTCTTCTTTTTCTTCTTTTTCTTCTTTCTCTTCTCTGTTTTTTTTGAGTTTTCTTTCATATCCTAAGCGTGAAGGTTCTGCTGGTTCTACCTCAAATGCGGGTGCTCTTGTTTCTTGTGTAATGTCTTTCATCGCACATCTTCTTGCGTTATATGTTATTAATTTCCGTCTTAATGCTGACATTCTTTCCAGTATTTCATCTAATCTACTATGTCTTCGTTCTCTATCACTGACGTGATAATTAACTTCTATCGCTCTCCTGATTTTATCTACTTCTCTTTCGTATTTGGGATTATTAAAATCTTTGTCATACACGATATAATAAAGAAGGTCTAGTATTAAGTTTTTTGTGTATTTTCTACCCACACTTTGACTACTTATTTTATCGTGTCTAGCATAAAAATCTTCTTCTATATCAGTAATTATCTGTTCTATTTCTTGTTCGTCTTGGATTGCTATTTTACTGCTACATAAACCACTTCCTTTCATCCCATAACCTTCTTTTTCAGGTATAGGATTTAATCCTGAATCTCTCTGACTGTCCATATCATTCTGTATATGCTTTCGTATAACTCGTAATTTTTTCCTGTCGTTTGTATCCAATAACTGCCTAACATACATATTTGCTATATCTCTTGATTCTTGGGGAGTTAATCCTCTCCGTCCTAAGAAATCAACATAATCGCCTATTAATAATTCTGTTTTTCTGTCACGCATTCCACCAGATATTTCTCTTACATCTTTATATTTATCAAGCATTTGTCTAATGTAAGCTATAGATGACTCTATCCTTCTTACATTCATATCTACTAATTCTTCGTAATCTTTTGTATATCTATGAGGTTTTTTTTTCCGTGCGACTTCTATTCTCTGCATAATGTTTTCATAGATTTTTATATCGGTGTCTAATAATGCACTGTACGTCTTAAAACTCATTATTTCTTTATTCTTATCGTCTGTAATTTCACCTGGGTCTTCTTGTGTTACAACGTCTTTTAAATCCTCAAGCCACCCATTTATTTCTGAGAGTTTGAGATATAATCCTAATAATGATGTGACAGGTGGCGGGCCACCAATGTGTTCTACATATGTACTACTACCAATTCCAGTCCCTCTCATCCCTCCTAATATACTATTAAGAGAGTGAGGGATTTCATTTTCATATTCTTCATCAAAGAACTGATTTCCTCCAATCCCTAAGAACTTATTTGCAATTGCACCAATCTGCGTTACACCTCGTGCAACTGCCTTTACTTTTAACGGTAATTCATCTGTTAATGCTTTCATATCCTGGTAAGTAAATGCTTTCTCTTCTGGTCCGTATAGTCCCACAGAAGTCAGACACATTGCAATGAAATCCTGACAATTATTCCCACCGACTCCTGAATAACTAAAAAATCGGTCATCTCCCACTGTTTTCCTCGTTTTGTTAAACATTTCGGCAACTGTAAATGATTTAGTGACTTCTACAGGTAAAATCTCCGTTCCGTCACCTTCTTTGTAACCGACATTGTCGTTAAAAGATATAACCTCTAATTTCTCAAACGCCATTTGCTTCGTATCTTCTTTTTTTAATGTCACTACCGCACTCAAATGATAAAACTTATCAAATCCATATTTCTTTTTAAGTTGTTCCCACTGTCCAGTAGAAACACCCTGAAACGCTAGTTCAATCGCAATATTCAACGGCTTTCTACGGATTTCTAAGGCTACAACAGGTAAATCTCCATACATTTCCAGGTTTCGTTTTGTTTTGGTAGAATAGTCGTGAATTGTGAATGCATTTACGATTTTATTTCCGACAGAGGATGCAACAGATGAAACGGCACTATATGCTCTCTTAAAAAAATCTCCAAAGCCTCCACCTGATAAGTGCTGAAACTCTGGTTTCAATTCTGCAACAATTAAAATAACATCTTTATTCACTTTCTTTGCTCTAAATGAGTCTTTGATAAACCGTGTTGGAGGTTGTAGCCGGAATTGATAGAAGTTTTTGGTTTCTTTTACTTTCTTTGCATTTCGCTTCGTGATACGTTTGTATTTTGATTTGGCTTCCTCCAATGGAATGTTGTTCCGTATCTGAACTTTCTGAACTTCGTAATGAGAATCGTCCATTTATAGAATCAGCACATTTTATTTCTGATTTTATAGTTGCGATGTATGCGATATTCATTCCTAAAATATAATGAGTTTAAATCTAAAAAATAATCTACGGAGTAAATATAAAATGGACACACCTTTCAAGAAAGAACTTTATGATGCATTTATTAAAAAGGGATTGGCTGTATCCAGTGTTAAATTGTATTTACGGAGTTTGGAAAAGCTGAATGAAGATTCTCCACTGAAAAATCTAAAGTTTCTAAAAGACCCTGCTGTAATTGTGGATAAGCTGAAAGATTATAAACAGAATACTATTAGGAATTATCTGATTGCAGTCGTGTCTGTGTTGTCGCTTAATAAAGAATCCAAAGCGGGTAAGAAACTCTACGACGCATATACTCCACTTTTAATGGATAAGAATAAGACGCTGAAAGCAGAAGAAGCTACGAATACAAAGAGTGAAACCCAAGAAAAGAACTGGCTTACGTGGGATGAAGTTAAGCAATCTTGGGGGGCACTTAAAGAAAAAGTGGATTCCTTTAAGTCCTCAAAAACTCTCACAGAGGCTCAGTACAATACATTACTGCAATTTATGATTTTGAGCCTGTATGTTCTATTACCACCTCGTAGAAATGAGTATATGAAGATGATGATTACCAAGACAGCCCCTGACAGTAAAGAAACGAATTATTTGGATTTGGATAATAATAGTTTCGTGTTCAACGTGTTTAAAACTTCCAAAAAAGACGGCAGTATGACGATTGAAATCCCCGCAGAATTGCGTGAGATTATTGACATTTATCTGAAGTTTCACCCGCTGATTAAGGGCAAGATTACCAAAAAGTTTCAGCCTGTTTCATTCTTAGTTTATTACGATGGCTCTCCTTTCACCCAGAATAACAGTATTACCAGGATTCTGAATAAAGTATTCGGTAAGAAAGTGTCTTCTTCACTATTAAGACATTCATATCTCTCAGGAAAATATGGAGATACTACTGACGAACAGAAGAAAGACGCAGAGATGATGTCACACTCTGTTGCAATGCAGAAAGATTATGTCAAAGTGTGATTAATTCGGTAAATAACTTTTCTCCGGATTAAGAAAATGGGATTCACTCAAGATTTATTATTTGGTAAAAAATACGAAAAAGAATCTGAAAAGTTTCTCGTTTATGAAACGATTGAATACGCTCCTGACAAAAAGTTCTCTAAATATGATTTTGTGACTACTCTTAACGGAGTTGTTACAAAATATGAAGTAAAAAGCGATAGACTGGCTTATTCTACTGGAAATCTTGCAATTGAGTTTATGTGCAATGGAGTTGATAGTGGAGTAAATGCAACAGAAGCAGATTACTACTTGTATTATGTAATCAAACCTGATGGTTATGATTTATATAAGATTCCTGTAGAAGTTCTTAAAAAGAATCTGAATGGTCGGATTGTAAATGGTGGAGATGGATACAGAAGTAGAATGAGCTTAGTAAATATTGTTAATTTCTATGATTATAAGTTTATGATTATTAATCAGAAAAGTTAATCCTCTTCTGCAGGCAACCAAATATCCTTTTCAGTTAATACAACGGTCGGGTAATTTTTGTATATTGTAGCCCAACGACTCTTTTTAGATTTTATTAATTTAATCGTATCTTTATCCAGTCCCAGATAATCTTCCAGCAAACGCTTTGTTCCCACATTAGAACCACTAAATGGGAAGTAAGTTACGCTCATACATTCATTTAAAACACGCCTCGTATCCTTACCTGAGGTCGCCAGATGGCTAGTTATAACAACTGTGATTTTATGATGCCTTCCTACTTCCAACGCCTGATTAAGTAGGCTATAAACTGCATCTCTCTGTTTTTTATCGCTTATCACATCTATATCGTCAAACACGACACAACTATTACTAAAATCACTTATTGGTATGGGGTCTGACAGGAGCGACTCATCTATTACGATTCTTTTGGGTTTGACGACATCAAGTGATTCATCATCGTTAAGGGCTGAAAAACAATAGATTGGATTTTTTGGAAACATCTTTTTGTAATTCTTAATGTAGTTTGCAGTATAGGTTGATTTTCCACTACCTGAAGCCCCTGTAATATATAAGATTTCACGCTCTGTATCAGGATTTGGTACTTGCTGAAACTTTCCATCTATTGTAATACGATGAAAAGGTTTTGAGAATCCGTCATCTTCTTCCTTTTTCAATTCAGATGTGACGCTCACGATTTTTCTATCATATTTACCTCCTTCTACCTTTGCAAGAAATCTACCAACTTTATCAAAGTTTAGACTCATTTATTAGTATAATATATTAATTTATGAGATTATCAATCACACCTGTAGATTAATCCACGAACCAACTACGAGGGAAAGCAACGATGAATAACCTATCTGGGCTGAGCAGTTTTCAGTATTTACGATTAACTGATAAGAACACAATGCAACCATACATAAACTAATCGTCAGTTTCCCTGCGAACTTCGTGGAAGCCGGATGTAAATCAAAGCAACAGGAACGCCAGGCCGTACTCTCTTTCTCTATTTCCAGTTTCACGTCATCTACGTGATGTTGGTGTTCTATGTCCAGTTTTACCAAGTCTGCTGGGACTTTTGGGCTTATGACAGGGAGTCCTCTGGCTGTTAATGGGTTCATTTGCTCTATCCATATATTATTTTACGCTGAAAACCAAAAACTCGTACCTTGAGTTGCAGGGTCTGGACAATAAACTGCTCTTAAACTGACTTGTCCATAAGCACCGAGAACTAACGACAAAATAGGAGCTGCGTTATTATAGTATATCAAATCTTGTGGAAGAGTTGGACTAGCGTCAATAGTGAGCGTAGGATAAAAAGGATTATCTCTTAATATAAATATAAAGTTTTGTCCATTCATTGATTCAGTAATGTGAGGTAAAATGAAAACATTTCCTAATGGGTCTATTGACCCAGTACATACATAAATGCCTGGAATTGTAATAGAAACAGGTTGAGGCACTTGTATATCATCGGGAAATAATACATTAAATCCTGCGGAAGCAGAATGTTGTAGCGTAATCACATCCGTAGGCAACGTAGGCGTTTTATAAACTTGCAATGAGTAAAGTTGTGCGTCAAATATTCCTTGATTAGAAAGATTTTTATCAAGTATTATATCTGAAATGGACATTATATTGTAGCTTTAGAAATAAAAATAATTTAATTTACGTGTGCAAACCAATCATTACCTACAAAGTCCCACCAGACCGTCATATAAGTAAATCCTCCAGTTCCTGGAAATGCAAACGTAGCTGCACCATTGATTGTCTGGCCACCTGTTCCAGATATTGTGATTGTTCCAGTTCCACGATGGAAGATACTGAAAGTTAGACCATCTTCTATGGAAGTAACGGCAGGAAGCACTATAGAAGAAGCTCCTACCACTGTTGAAATAACTGTATTACCCGTATTCTTATCAATTGTAAATGGGGTTGCAGCCGTTCGTTGGACAGATGTTTTCATACATCCATTTACAACCAGTGCGGTGTTTGTTCCAGACTGAGCACCAATCGTCGTCTGGGCTTCCAGTACATTGCCTTGATTTAATGTACCATCTTGATAGAACCCAAATTGGTCTGTTGATGTATTATTGTTCGTTAAATAACAACCATAAGACGTACCAAGTGGTGCTATAAGTCCTTCTACTTTTATACCATACACATCGCCTCCTCCACTTGATTGAATATCTGATACTAATATACCAGTAGCATCTGTGAGAGCTGTGACACGATACGCCTCAATACCTGTTGATTTTCCAGCTGTTGATGTTACATTTTCTATAAGTGACCCAGTCGTAGTACTGAACGCAGAATTAATAGCTGTTATGAATGTTCCATATGTAGGAGATTTTCCTGTTATGGATGATAGTACCATTCCATATGCCGAACCATTTGAAGAGTTGATAGTTGCACCTTGAACACCAATACACTGACCAGTAGCGTCCAGACCAGTAATATATTGCCCTTTGGTAGTGCTTCCTATCACATTTTGGATTAGAGAGCCGAATGCATTAGTAGCTCCTGTTACATCATTGATGTACGAACCATACGCATCAGTTGTACTTGAAATAATAGAATCTGCGAAGAACCCGTATGCAACTGCTCCAGACGTTATTGATTCAATAGAATAACCAGTACAATCTCCACCAGTTGAACCGATAGTAGTAAAATATGACCCATAACAACTTCCATCCGCTTGTATTGTTTGACCTAATATTCCATACGCATTTACACCAGATGTTAGAGATGATAGAGCCAACCCAATTGTAGTTACAAGAGATGTTGCACCATTACATTCAAACCCTTTACAAGTATTACTGCCGTCAATAGTTCCTAGGAAATGACCTACCGCATTTTGAGCTATCACACTATCTACATAAGTAAAATACGCATTGTTAGTCGCAGTTATACCTGAAGCACTTACTCCATAGCTAGCTCCACTGCATCCTACTTGGTCTATGAAAATACCTTTTGCTTCATCTGTACCACCAGCCCCTCCTAATGTTTCCAATATGTATAAACCAGTTGCATTTTTACCAGCAGATGCATCATCCCCTACTCTTTTTATTTCTAAACCTACAGAGGTTGTTGTATCACTTCTAACAGTATCAATTTTACCACCATATGTTAATCCAGCAGTAGAGAGAACACTTGTAATGGAAAATCCGTATGAAGTCGCATCCGATTGTATAGAATCCATTTGTATTCCGCTACTATTCCCAGTAGTTGAGGTTATGGTTGATATTGAAAGTCCTACTGCCGAACCGATTCCTGTCACAGATGTTGCACTAAAACCTGTCGCATTACCAGCAGACGTAATATTAGCAAATGTAGCACCATACGCACTATTCGCACCATTAACACTTGAACAAATAATAGCGTACGCATCAGATGATATCGCATTAATATCATCCATTACTATACCAAAACATTGCCCAGTATCTGACTTAATGACATTTACTGCAAGACCAGCCTGATTTGTAGTTCCTGCAACATTTGTATTATACCAGTTTTTTATCTGAGCTCCTACATTGACAAGTTGTCCGATAATAGATTCTGGATAAGTATAACCAGCAGGTGGAGTGATTACAACCGAGCCATTCATTTCAATACCTGTTGTTGCAGTAGGGTCTGTTGTAATCGTTGTTGAGAACGCATTTATATCTACATTACCACTTGATGGTGTAGAATCAATTAGTATATTAGCACCGCCACTGTCAGTCTGAATTATAAATGGTGCTACAGAGCCTATACCTGTTAGGCTTCCTATTCCATCAATCGTATGAGCTGTAATAATGCCCACAGGCAATGGGTCCATTGTTCCACCTGCGAGAGGTAAATATGGTCCAGCTGCACCTGATGCTGAAATTGTTATATCAGTACCTGTCGGAGTGAGCGTGATGCCTGAACCAGCAGTAAGCGATTTAGTTGCTAGTGCGGGAGGGGATGAAGTAGAAGAAACCAGCGATTGACCAGCTCCGCCGTTAGACAAAGTTGCACTTCCACTTCCTCCTGTTAGTCGTAAATTGTTGATTAATAACGGAATATTCCACGCTGTTGCCGTTCCTGAATTACTCATTTCTTTTAAGGAATAATAAAATAAAAATACTTAAAAGAATGGATTTAGGCGGAGTAAAAGAAGTCAAAGCAATTGCATTGTCAGACCAGGACATAAAAGATTATTTACCCAACGCTTTAATATTAAAATACTCGGAGCTTTCTAAATATCCCACTTTACACGATTTACTACCTGAAGTGAAATCATATTGTATTCTTTTGTATGAGGATTCTATGAATCACGGGCATTGGACGGTAGTAAGCAGACCTAGCGAAGGAATTGCAGAGTTCTATTGTAGCTACGGCAGTCCAGTTGATTCCCCACTCAAATGGACTCCAAAGCCGACTCGTGTTGGACTCGGAGTCGGGAAACAATATTTAAGCCTTATGTTTAGAGATTGTCCTGAAGAAGTTGTTTATAACAGGATTAAATACCAAAAAGACGGTCAAAATATTAATGATTGTGGAAGATTTGTAGTGTTAAGAACTTTAAAAATGTTAAAAGGCTTGGATTTAGAGCAGTTTCACGCCTTTATGAATGCAGAGAGGAGGAGATTACGGCTGGATTACGATGGTGTGGCTTCCACTCTGATTCCTTAAATATATTCTATAGTAGAATGGAAAACCCTAAGCCAATAGATAATCAGGTTACGATTGAACGTATCCCAGATAAGCCCAAAAAAGAGAAACCTCGTATGACCATTGTTAAACAGCCTGTGGTAATGTCGTTCAATTAAAAATATTACATAAGATAAATGTGTGGAGGAGGCGAACCTGACAGAGTTGGTAATGTAATCGCTGAGATTAAAAAGCTTAAAAAAGATGATGTAGATGACGAGTTAAAAAAATATTTGTATTATGTTGTGAAAAAGCTGGAAGAAATCGTGGATGCACGACCAAAACCAGTAGAAGATGATGAGAAATGTCCTTGTGGTTGCAACTAAAAAATAGGGTTTCCCCGTATTTTTCTTTTTTTTCCTTTTCCTTTTTTTCCTTTTTTTTATGCGTATGCTGGTGGTGCATCTTCTTCCTTGTAGGCTGGTGGCGAATCTTCGTCTGATGAATCTTCAATTTTAGGGTCGTAAGTGATTGGATTTTTAATCCTCATAGTGTAATTAAATGCAATATCGCCATCGTTCATCATTTTCTTCACTTCAGCCTTGCTTTTACATTTACTTCCTATATCTGTCCTAACAGCTGTATATTGTAACATATTCCAGAATACTGCCTCACGAATCTTTCGTGCATTTATTTTCTTCTTCTTGGATTTAGCAATTACGTTACACTGAACATACACTTTTTCATCATCTACTCTCATAATTAGGAGTTGAAGTGTATCTTTGAAGTCAATTCGCACAGAGCGTCCGATTGGACATTTAGGGTCTTTACAACATTCTTTGTCTTCTGTCTTACCAGTCTTCAGGTAGTCGTGGATTGAGTCTGTCACCCATTCATAGAGTGATTCGTGACTCGTGCAAAATGGAAAATTGTTGTCTTGGCCGCACATTTCTTGGAGTTCTTTGAATAAGTTGCTTTTTGTTCAAATATGACTTTATAATGTTATAAAATCCCATTTCAATTTTTATTTCTTTAAGTCCTCAAAAAATACTTCATAGTAAGAAAAAAGGGCACCACCTTTCCATTTCTTTTTCCTTTTTTCTTTTTTTTTCCTTTTTTTTAGCAGACAATTCCCTCAGGGACTACAATCTCATCGCATCTCTTTACACAACAGTCTTTGCACAGGAACTTATCCTCAAACATCATTCTTATCGTAAGTGAGCCTACCGTTTTAAAAGGCTCTTTGCAGTCGTCGCAGTTGGTCTTTTCTTTTTCTTCTTCTTCGTCTTCTTCGTCTTGTTCGTCCATCCATTCTTTGTAGTCGTCCCAGGTGATGCTGATATTATCCAGTATTGCTTGGTATAATATGGATGGGGAATAGATGTTCTCGCCGTATGCTGGACACACAGAGAGTCCAGTGTTGCTCATTGCAATGTAGAGGGCTTCGTTGAGCCCAAAATCAATGATTACTTCTTCAATCTCCTTGAGAGAGAGGTATGATACTTCTCTGTCAAGTTCATTGTGGAGAATGTCGTGGAATAGGTCGTCAAATTGTTCTTCTATCATAACTCCGTTATGTGACAGTTCTTGGAGGGTTAGTTCTCTAACTTCGTTCTTGAGTAATTGGAAGTTCATTCTTGGAATACTGGTTTCAATTGCTTTAATTTCGTCCAGATATGACTTTATAATGTTATAAATCCCATTTCAATTTTTATTTCGGACTTCGCTACGAGATTTTGTGCCCTACTTATATAAGGGAAAAATAGGGTTTCCCCTACTTTCAACTTTTTCTCTTTTTTTCTTTTTTTCTTTTTTTTCTTTTTTTATTCTTCAGGTATAACAAGTCGTCGTACGAATGGGACGAGTTCTTTGTACGAGTGCTTTCTGCGGCAAGTTGCACATCTCCATTTCGGTTCTCCTTGGGCTTTTGAGGCTTCTTGATGATGATTCAGGCAACCTCTGCAGTAGAAGTGGCCACAATTTGTAATTTCCAGTTCGGCTTCTTCAATCATTTCAATGCAGATGGGACATTCCCATTTCCTCTTGAGAGCTGCAGCCATTGTTTTCATTTCTTCCTTAATATGAGTAGGGATTGTTTCTTCATTCTCTACTCGTACTAATTGTTGATGGTTCTGGATTGCAAATCCCAATTCTGCCCTTACATAATTGTAGTGATTTGCCCACGCAAATGCTGTTTGCTTCTTGGAAAAGGTAAGTTGGTTGCGAACACGGTCAATTTCGGTCATTTCTGATGCGATTTTATAAGTTATAATTTAGAGAAAGGACGAATCAATTTTTTTTTGAGGGCTTAAAGGATATTATTTTTTGATATGATTTTATAAGTTAATGGTGAAATCTTCCAAAGAATCTATCGTTTTTTTCACCCTGCAGACTGCAGTTTTTTGCTTTTTTGGTGACTTTCTTTGAATGATATGATTTTATAAGTTATTGATGAAATCTTCCAAAGAATCTATCGTTTTTTTCACCCGCCGACTGCAGTTTTTTGCTTTTTTGGTGACTTTCTTTGAATGATATGATTTTATAAGTTATTATTTAAATGATTAGGGTTATATATTAAAAAGGAAAAGGAAAGGAAAAGGAAACCTGAAAAAAGAAAAGATTGCAAGAATAAAAAAAAGTTATAGCCCTGGGGTTGGAAACCAGGTTTCCTTTTCCTTTCCTTTTCCTTTTATTATGATATGATTTTATAACATTATAATTCATCTATTGATTCCTGAAAATACTGTTCCAAAGACGATTGAACGTCATTCCAGCAGATATTATCATAGCCATAGTTATAAACAGCTAAAAATACAGGGTCATCAAGAGGATTTGACAGATGTCGGGTGTAATTTGCGTACCATTCTTCACATTCTTGAATAATATTCTCTGCAGATTCCCTATCACTACTGTCAATCGCCATTTGAACTTTCTCACCAATTATTTCTATCAGGGTATTCATTCTACTGATATGAATTAAAAAATTATTATTTATTAACTTGATAGTGATTTTATAAGTTATTATTTAAATGATTAGGAATATATATTAAAAAGGAAAAGGAAAGGAAAAGGAAACCTGAAAAAAGAAAAGGTTGCAGGAATAAAAAAAAGTTATAGCTCTGGGTTTGAAATCCAGGTTTCCTTTTCCTTTCCTTTTCCTTTTTAATTCATATCATTTAAATAATAAATTAAAAAATCATACCATTTCTGATACGATTTTTTAATTCTTTTTTTCGTTTAATAAGTAAAGTCATCTCCATACGTTTTTGTCTGTTCTTCTATGAACTTCCTGTCTTCTTCTCTTTTTCGTTGTAGAGCTTGTTCTTTTTTTCTTTTTTCTTCTTCTTCGTCAATTGGTTTAATCTTTTCAAGTTCATCATCTCTTTCATCACCTGAATAATCAGCATAAACGGATGCAACTCGCTCTACAATCTCATCTACAGGGTAGAATCTCCCAATGATTTCAACCGATGATTGATGCTCCTCTATCTGATTGGACAATTCTTTAATGAATCTTTCCTTTTGCTTAAGGGATTCTTCCAACTTTTTAATTTTCTGCAAGTTGGAATCTTCTTCGTCTTTTTTTCTTTTTTCTGACTCAAGCCTACCGACTTTTTCTTGGAGTGCAAGGTATTTCACGTGTAATCTTTCATAATCTTCTGATTCTACGCATAGAACTGGAAATGGTTGGAACTCATCAAGTAATTCTCTGCACTTTTTAAGGTGTTCTTCCTTGTGTTCTTGTATTTTTTCCTTACCTTTCTTGGTAATCACATCTTTCCAACCACTGTTGAATCCGAATGATACTGTATAGTAGGAGATTTCTGTCTTATCTGCAGGGTTTGATAGTGAAATCCTTGTAGTTCCTTCTTTGAACTTGATGGTTTCCTCAAGGGCTTTTTTGTTCTTGGATAAAGCTAATACATTTTCCTTGTGTTCTTCCAGAATATGACAGGACATTCTATCAACTCTTCGTTCTTTTCCACATCCTTGACACTTCTGCATCCTCTCTGAATACCGGATAGATTTTTTAAGTTATTTATAAAATCACATCCATACTTTTTAATTTATAAAAATGAACTTTCAATTTTATAATTTATAATCCTAATACTGATTAGGTTTCCACCTTAAAAAGGAAAAGGAAAGGAAAAGGAAACCTGGTTTCCAACCCAGGGCTATAACTTTTTTTTTATTCTTGCATTCCTTTCTTTTTTCAGGTTTCCTTTTCCTTTCCTTTTCCTTTTTAATATATATTCCTAATCATTTAAATAATAACTTATAAAATAGTATAATCAACTAAATAACTTATAAAATCCACTCCCGGTATTTATAAATTAAAAAAATTGATTTAAAGAATTATTTTGTTTATAAGTTAAAGAATGGAATCATCTGAGCCAGTGCAAGTAGCCGAGAAAAAGGACAGGAAACAACAAGTCAAAGAAGCTCAGAAGCGATACTATGAAAAGCATAAAAAGCCCAAAGAGGACAAGCCAATATACAGTCCCGAGAAAATCCAAGAATACCATAAGGCCTACTACCAAAAGAACAAAGAAAAGATAAATGCCCGTGCAAAGGAGTTTTATAAAGCAAAAAAAGAAGCCCAAAAAAAAATTGAAACCGAAAATATAACATTATAAAATCATATCTGGACGAAATTAAAGAAATTGAACCCAGTATTCCAAGAAATGCCCAAAGCCTCCAAAAAAGCCTCCAAAGCCTCAAATCACTCAGACCCCAATGTTCCAAGAGTTTCAATGCAAGAAGTTGCATCCCACGATTACTTTGCAATGATGTATTACAAAGGGACTGCCTGTCCCCTTGTAGTGTATGATAAAGAAATGCTCAAGATGATGAATGACAACTCTATGGAGTTCCTGACGAAAGAGTTGAAAACTGGAACAACCATTCCAGAAATAACGAAAACCCTATTTGAACAACTGGACGAAATGGAAAAAAGACTATGCGATTCTGCAGACAAAGACGGCATACCAACAACTGGCCTTACAACATTTGACTGCACTATCTGGTGGATTGACGTCATCGTACTTACCAAATTGAAGAAACTCGCAAACGACAACGACAATGGACTCTTTATACAAGAACGCAGAGGTAACACGACACACTTACAAGGATACAATATTCACAAGACTAAGTAAAAAAAGTAAAAAGTAAAAAGTAAAAAAAAATAAAAAAATAAAAAGGGGAAACCTTTTTTAGTTATGGTGTTCGGTCAGCATTTAACAATTGACCTTACGGGTTGCAATTCCCAAAAGTTAAAAGATTTAGAATTACATCACGATTTACTCGCAGATACACCTCATTTGATTGGAATGACACCTATTACACAACCATATGTTTTCAAGTATTCTGGCCTAGTACCCCAAGATAGGGGTATTACTGGGTCTGTTATTATAGCAGAATCGCATATTTCCATTCATTCTTTTGAGCTTAAGAACTACTGTTTTGTAGATGTATTTTCGTGCAAGCTCTTTGATACGAAAAGAGCGACTGAAATATTTGTGGAGGCATTTGAACCTATTAAGTATATGGTAAATGTAGTTGATAGGGGACTTGATTTTCCAAGAGATTGATTTCAAACTTTCTACTTGTATAAGTAGAACCCATTTTCCCTTACGTAAGTAGAAAAAAGTTCGTGGTGAAGTCCTAAAAAAATTGATTCCATTTTATAACATTATAAAATCAGAATTGAACTAAAAAGTACTTGTTCAAACTGCAATGTCCCTACGAAAAAGACCAACAGTATTCAAAGAACCAGTCCAAGAACTAGTCCAAGAACCAGTCCAAGAAAAAAGAATAACAAAAATAGAAGCATTCTATAATGTGGCTGTATGGTTTAAGATTCCTAAAGGAATCAATTTACTCACAGCAAAAGAATCAGAAGAATGCAATTATGATAAACCTTTCAGCTGGTGGGTCAGATGGGACCAATTACATTACATTGATGCTGATGGAAAAACAGTAAGTTTGGGTTATGGCGACGAATGTACTGATGACAGAAAACACCCTGAGAAGTATGAAGAGCACGATTCTGATTCTGAAGAAGACGAAGAATAAAAATTGATTCCATTTTATAACATTATAAAAATCATATCTGGACGAAATAGTAATTGAATCCAGTATTCCAATAATGCCTAAGAACAACAAAATAACAATACCTTCCACTGCAAAGTTTGCAGGAGATAGTAAATGTCCCTGTGGATTCAACGCATCGGTTCTAACGAGTCAGGAAAGATTTGAAACAAACCATTATACTTCCATAAGAATGCGACTCCATTGTAGAATATGTCCTGAAGCTCCACGACCAGGTGATAGAACATACGCAGGGACGAGAGTGACAATAGCAAGATTAAATTAAAAAAATAAAAAAAATAAAAAAAATAAAAAATATGCGGATAATCACCCCCGTATATTTTTTATTGCACTAATAGAAATGAACTTCATACTATTTGAAAAAACAGCAACCGACCAGTGGTCTATGGACACTGTAAAAGATTTTTGCAATAATCAGGAACTAACTCCGATTTCCATTACAGAAGAAACGTTAGGAGATTTAGATTTTATTTCTGTAAAGTTGGAAGAAACACTGAAGGAAGAGTCGTATCGCCTGGTAGAAATAACGAACACGATTAGCTTTATTATGAGAGATGACCCGAGCTTGGACGATTTTACTGTACCTATCCCTACGGAGGTTGAAACAAAATTGCAAGAATTATGTCTTTAATTCTTTATAAATCTGCTCAGCTTCCTTGTTAAGATGGGCTAGACGGGTTTTTACCCACTGCTCAGTATCAACATTATCAGGCAGTTTCAAATCTTTCAGGTTTAGTTTAACCTTATCAATCGTCTGTTTGTCCTGGTAATACTTCAGGACTTGCTGAATTGCCTCTAAATTGGAAATAAGTTGATATTCTTTACCCATATCTCCATTAAAGATTTTAGACAATTTCAGAAGTTTCTTTTTATCACCTGCAACTTTATATAAATTAAATTGTCGTTTGAGGACTTTATAATAACTTCCCTCCGACTTTAATTCTTTGATGTCTTTCTCTACGGAACTTTTATAATCGTCCGTAGTAGGAAGAGGGTTCATATCATAGATTACGGAAACTTCCACAAA